GAGTGGGAAGAGCAGTACGGCAAGGGCATGAAGATGCTGGGCTTCACGTTTGAAGAGCGTACTAAGCCGTTCAAGGGCGCGTGCGGCGTGCAGCACCCACTGCTGACAGAGAGCATCGTTCAGTTCCAGTCACAAGCGTTGAAAGAATTGTTGCCTGCGGGTGGCCCTGTGCGTACACAGGTGCTGGGCAAAGAGACACGTGAGAAGTTGATGCAAGCGGATCGCGTGCGTGACTTCATGAACTACCAGATCACAACAGTGATGGAAGAGTACACACCTGACTTTGATCAGTTGCTGTTCTATGTTGGTTTTGGTGGATCTGCATTTAAGAAGGTGTACTTCGACGAGACCAAGGGCCGCATGGTGAGCGCTTTGGTGTTGCCTGATAACCTGTACATCCCCTACACCGGTTCTTCTGTGATGAGCGAATGCCAGCGCATCACACACCGCGTTCCGATGTCCACGAATGATTATCGCAAAGCAGTGGTGCGTGGTCAGTACTTGGATACAGCGCAGACAACAACGCCTGCTGAGACAGGCCAGAGCACAATCAAGAAGGAAGAAGACCGCACAACAGGCATTGCGCCTACTGGTGTGGAAGAAGAAATCTGTTTGTTGGAGTTCTTGGTTGATCTGGACATCCGCGGTTTTGAGCACAAGGACGAAGACGGCGAAGAGACAGGCATCAAGTTGCCATACGTTGTGACGATTGATGAGATCTCTCAATCGGTTGTGGGTGTGCGCCGCAACTGGAAAGAAGGCGACCCAACATATGCGCGTCAGCAGTACTACGTGCACTATTTGCTGGTGCAGGGCCCCGGCGCTTATGGCTTGGGCTTCTTGCATTTAGTGGGTGGTCTGTCTAAGACTGCAACATCTGCTTTGCAGCAGTTGGTGGATGCAGGTACCTTGGCCAACTTGCCAGCGGGCTTTAAAGCCAAGGGTGCGCGTATTGCAAACGACGATACACCGCTGTCACCCGGCGAGTTCCGCGACATGGATGCAGGTGGTGCAGAGTTGTCTGCATCCTTGTTGCCACTGCCATACAAAGAGCCAAGCCAGACACTGTTTGCACTGCTTGGTTTCTGCGTAGATGCTGGCCGCCGTTTGGCAAGCATCACCGACATGCAAGTTGGTGACAGCAATCAGAATGCTGCTGTTGGAACGACGATTGCGTTGCTTGAAAAAGGCAGCGCAGTGATGTCGTCAATTCACAAGCGTTTGCACTACAGCCAGCGCATTGAGTTTCAGTTGTTGGCCAAGGGTTTTGCAGAGAACCTGCCTGCTGAGTACCCATACGATGTCCCCGGTGAGAGCCGCAAGATCAAGGCACGTGACTTCGATGACCGCATCGATGTGCTGCCTGTTTCTGACCCCAACATCTTCTCTGTTGCCCAGCGTATTACGATGGCGCAGACACAGCTGCAACTGGCTCAGAGCGCGCCGCAGATGCACAACATGTATGAGGCCTATCGCCGCATGTATGAAGCCATTGGCGTGCGTGATATCGACACCATCTTGAACACACAGCAAGTGGACAAGCCAAAGGATCCTGCAAGCGAGAACGCACAGGCGCTGGACGGCTCACCACTGAAGGCTTTTGCTGGTCAGCAGCATGATGCGCACATCATGACGCACATTTTGTTTGGCATGAGCCCCATGATGGCCGGTATGCCTGCTGTGGCGACCACTTTGCAGAAGCACATCTTCGATCACATCCGTTTAAAGGCGGAAGAAGAGGTGGAAGCCGAGTTGTTCAAGCAATATGGCACTGATCCTGACCATCTTGTCTCTTCTTTACAACGCGAAGCCATGGTTGCGATCAAAGTTGCGCAAGGTTTCCAAGAAGTCAAGCAGTTGCAGCAGCAATTACAGGGTCCACAGACCGATCCGCTGGTTGAATTGAAGAAACAAGAGATTGCACAGAACGGTCAGCGGGATCAGGCGAAGATTCAGATGGATCAGCAGCGCTTGGGCCTTGATCAGATGAAGGAGCAGAACGATGTTCAGTTCGATTCTGCTCGTTTGGCACTGCAACAAGCAGCGGCTGCACAAAAAAGTTCACAAGATGCGATCAAAAATGCTCAACAAGGGGTAAAAAATGCAAGCCAAGCCAGCAAAAAGTCCTAAAAAGGCACCCAAGGAGATGTCCGGAGCGCCAAAACGCGTAAAAACTCCGGAAAATGACCCAAGAGTGTCGTATGTTTACCGAAAAGATGCATTCAAAAAGGTAAAAATAGCGTAATAGTGTGCATAATGCACACGTAACCTTCGGACAGGGGTCTATCTGTCTGCTTCATTGGAGTTATCCATGCTTGAATTTGCAGAGAAAGTCATATTTGCCATTCGCCGGCTTGAAAACGAGACGAAAGACTTCGTTAGCAGCGGCAATGTCAAATCTATGGAGCAGTACAAACATTTGATGGGCCGGTTAGAGGGTTATGCGTTTGTTCAAGAAGCCATTCAGGACGTTTTGAACAAGAACTCTGATCAATAAAGGACCAAAAGATGGAAATGACTGCATTAGAGAAGCGATGGGCTGAGGAAGCGGTTGAAAAAGCCGCCGCTGAGGCCGCTGCTGCGGAGGCTGCCGCGATTGAAGAGGCAGAAGAAGAGCAGCGCATCGAAAACATCAAGGAACACCTCCCACAGCCTACTGGCTGGCGGATTGTTGTGTTGCCCTACCGAGGCGCTAAGAAAACCAAAGGCGGCATTGAATTGGCCGACCAAACTTTGGAACGACAGCAACTCACTACCACATGTGCTTACGTTTTGGCCGTTGGCCCACTCGCTTACAAAGACCCAGACAAGTTTCCGGACGGTCCTTGGTGCAAGGAAGGCGATTGGATCATTTTTGGCCGCTACGCAGGCGCACGTATGGGCATTGATGGCGGAGAAATCCGTATTCTCAATGACGACGAAATCTTGGCTCGCATCAGCGATCCAAATGACATTCTGCACATGTAAGGAAGCATATGACACAAGTAATGAATGATTCGCAGCTTGAGTTTGACCTTGGGGAAGATGAGAAGGCCACAAATGTGACCTTTGATCGTCCTGAAGGCGACGAAAGTCCTGCAGCACCTGAGCCCGAAGCGAAGATTTTCCAAAAGCCTGAAGAAGAGTCCGCTTCTCCTAAGAACGAATTGGATGAGATCAGCGAAGGCGTTCAAAAACGCATCTCTAAGCTCACTGCGCGCATGCGTGAAGCCGAGCGCCGTGAGCAGGCAGCCCTTGAGTACGCTAAAGGCCTGCAGAATCAAGCACAGACGTTGCAGCAAAAGCTTGTACAGACGGATTACAGCCGCCTGAACGAAGCCAAGACACGTTTGGAGACACAGCAGACTCAGTTGCGTCAAATCATCGCTAAAGCGCGTGAAGAGAACGACATCAACACTGAGTTGGAAGCGCAAGAACGTCTTTCTGCTTTGGTGGGCGAGCAGCGTCAAGTAGCTTCTTGGCTACAGACGCAGCAAGAAGAAGTTGAGAAGCACCGCAACGCTCCTGCTGTCCAGCAAGCGCCTGTGCAACAACAGCCTCAGCGCCCTGCGCCTAGTCCTCGTGCAGAGGAGTGGGCAGAGCAGAATTCTTGGTTTGGCCAAGACCGCGTGATGACTTATGCTGCTTGGGGCATCCATCAAACACTTGTTGAACAAGAAGGTGTTGACCCCAACTCAGACGAGTACTATACTGAACTCGATAGACGTGTCCGGAGTACATTTCCAGACAAGTTTAAAGACCAATCCAGACAACAGCGTTCCGCGCCTGCTGTTGCACCTGCTGCCCGTAGTTCGGGAATAAATAGTGCGCGCCGTACTGTCCGGCTTTCGCCGAGTCAGGTTGCTATTGCAAAAAAACTGGGCGTTCCTCTTGAAGAGTATGCCAAGTATGTAAAGGAGTGAAACAATGACTAAAGTAACTATCGATAAGGCCCCTCGCGCAACACGTGAGAAGGAAACCCGTCGCCGTCCTTGGACCCCTCCCTCACGTCTTGACGCGCCTCCTGCCCCCGATGGCTTTAAGCACCGTTGGATTCGTGCTGAAGTCAATGGTCACCAAGACAAACAGAACGTTTATGGCCGTCTTCGCGAAGGCTATGAGCTGGTTCGTCTTGAAGAACTGCCAGAAGAGTACCAAGGTATGATGCCTACCGTCGATGATGGTAAGCATGCTGGTGTAGTTTCTGTTGGCGGACTCTTGCTTGCACGAGTTCCCGATGAGACCATTGCTGAGCGCAACGAGTACTACCGCCGTAAGGCTCAGGATCAGTTGTATGCAGTTGACAACGAGATGATGCGAGAAAACGCTCACTCTACAATGCGAATCCAGAACCCCGAGAGGAGTTCGCGCACAACATTCCGTCAGCCGCAAGGTTGATTCTTTAATTTTTGTAGGAGCTACAAATGGCAAATGTCAATAAGCCTTTTGGTTTGCGTCCCGTTGGTAACCTGTCCGCTACTGGTGCTCAGAAACAGTACGGCTATCAGATTGCTGACAACCAAGCCGGAGCAATTTACCAAGGCGATTTGGTCGTCGTATACGACGGTTACATCATCAAGTATGACGCATCCACACACACTGCCCCCACAGGCGTGTTCAACGGTTGCCAATACAACGACCCCACTCGTGCTAACAAGCCCACGTGGAAAAACTACTACCCCGGTAGCATCAACATCACCACAGGCATCATTGCTTGCGAAGTGTTGGATGATCCTTCACAGCTGTTCTTGGTGCAAGCCGATGGCGCAGTTGTGCAGGCTAATATCGGTAAAAATGCTGATCCTACTGCTTCCACAACAGGTAGCACAGTGACTGGTGTTTCTGCTGGTTCCTTGAGCTCTGCTTCTATTGCAAAAACTGCAGCCTTGACTTTCAAGATTGTTGGTTTGAGCGACCAGCCCGACAATGCGTTTGGTGACTACGCTGTTGTCGTTGTTAAACTTAATCAACACCAGTACGGTAGCGTCGGTGTTGCTGCTGATGGAGCTTAATCATGGCAATTACCCGTTCCCAACTTGTAAAAGAACTTGAGCCCGGCCTGAACGCATTGTTCGGTTTGGAATACAAGCGTTACGAAAACGAGCACGAAGAAATCTTCTCAATCGAGACTTCTGACCGTGCGTTCGAAGAAGAGGTCATGTTGACTGGCTTCGGTCAAGCCCCAGTGAAGACTGAGGGTGCCGGTGTTCAGTACGACACAGCACTGGAATCCTTCACAGCCCGCTACACACACGAGACCATCGCTATGGCCTTCGCGTTGACAGAGGAAGCTGTGGAAGATAACTTGTATGACCGCTTGTCTGGTCGTTACACCAAAGCTATGGCTCGTTCAATGAGCTTCACAAAGCAAGTTAAAGCTGCTTCTGTGTTGAACAACGGTTTCACTGGCGGCAACTATGCCGGCGGCGACGGCGTTGCATTGTTCTCGACTCAGCACCCAACTGCCTTGGCTCAAGACTTCGCTAACACTCCCGCAGTGCCAGCAGACTTGAACGAGACATCGTTGGAGCAGGCTTTGATCGACATCGCCGCGTTCATCGACGAGCGTGGTTTGAAGGTCGCTTTGACTGGTCGCAAGATGATTGTTCCTAAGGAACTGCAGTTCACTGCAGAGCGCCTGATGAAGAGCACTTTGCGCACTGGCACTGCTGATAACGACATCAACGCTATCAAGTCCATGGGCATGCTCCCAGAGGGTTACGCTGTCAACCACTATTTGACAGACGTCAACGCTTGGTTCATCATCACTGATGCACCTAACGGCTTGAAAATGTTCCAGCGTTCACCCATCAAGACAGCCTTCGAAGGCGACTTTGATACAGGTAACGTTCGTTACAAAGCTCGTGAGCGTTACAGCTTCGGCTGGTCCGACCCACGTGGCGCTTACGGTTCGCCCGGCGCTTAATATTTCTTCGGAAATATGTAAAGGGGGCCTTGTGCCCCCTTTTCTTTTGCGGTATATTGGAATCACTCCGGAATCACCGGTGTATCTGACTAGTTCCGGCTAGACGACATGCAGACAGATGCACCATAACTTGCATGTAAGGAAAATCATGTCTACTACTACATTCTCCGGCCCAATTCGCGCTGGCACAATCCGTTACACAACAGGCACCACACTGGGCACTAACGTTGCAAACGTTGGCTCTACAGTCATGGCGCAATCTGCTGTTTTTACACAAGCCAGTGGCGCAACAACCATCGTAATTCCTGCTAACAGCCAAGTTTTAAGCATTTCCATCAACGTGACCACTGAGTTCACTGGTGTTGCTACCACTTTCGGCGTGGGCACAACTGCTTCTGCAACCTTCTTCACTGCTGCCGCAGCCTTGGACGGCGTGGCATTCGGTATTGTCAATGGCGCTCCCGGCGACGACGCTACTCGCGCAGGCAACTGGAAAGACGTTGGCACCACAGATCGCAAGATCGCTGTGACTTCTACTAACACTGGCTCAGGCGTAGGCGTCATCACTGTTACCTACATTCAAGCATTGAACTTGAGCTAATTAATCTAGGGGGCCTCGGCCCCCGTTTACAAGGAGATTAATTATGGGTTTTCAATATGACGTAAAAGCGAAGACGATGACCAGTACCGGGGCTACCGGTATTGGTCAGCCTCGTGCGCGTATCAAAGCTGTCTACTTTGTTTGTGGTGCTTCTGCAGGCTCCGTGTCTTTTAAAGATGGTGGGGCCCTTGGTACAGAACTTTTAAAGTTTGACACTCCTGCCAACACAACAGGCACAGGGTGTATGTATGCATTGGTTCCAGCTGATGGCATTCGCTATGAAGCTGACCCCTACCTCACTCTTACAAACGTGACTTCGGTTACATTTTTCTACGGATAAGGAGTCCAAAATGGGACGAGCAGCAAAAATGGCGATTGACCAGTACCAAGGCGAAGTTCAGCCCGGTGCAAACAAGCAGGACATGGCTAAAGGTGGCCCAAAGCAGACCGCACGTAAAACTGTGGCTCCTTCTGGCTCAACTACACCCCGTGGTGTGGGCCAAGCCCGTAACAAGCCCTGCAAACTCTATTAATCATGGCTAAAACTCCTGCTTGGCAGCGGAAAGAGGGCAAAAGTCCCAGCGGCGGTCTAAACGCCAAGGGTCGTGCGTCCTACAACAAGGCTAATCCGGGCAAGCCCGGGCTAAAAGCCCCGCAGCCAGAAGGAGGCTCTCGCAAAGACAGCTTCTGTGCCCGTATGGAAGGCATGAAAAAGAAGCTGACAAGCGAGAAAACTGCCAAGGATCCGGATAGCCGGATCAATAAGAGCTTACGGAAATGGAAGTGCTAAATGGAAGGCGTGGTATGGAACATGGTCCTGACGGCAGGTATAGGGTTTGTAGGATGGGTTCTGCGGGATAAAGCCGCAGAGATAGACCGTCTACAGATCCTGCTTAATCGCACCCGCGAAGAAGTTGCCAAAGAATATGTGACAAAAGCCGAAGTTCATGCAGACATCAACCGTGTTTTGGATAGACTAGACAGGTTAGACGAGAAGTTAGACCGCTTAATGGGAGCACATAATGCCCGCAGTCAGTAAAAAACAAAAGAAGTTGATGGATGCAGCAGCACACAATCCTGCATTTGCTAAAAAAGTCGGCATCCCACAGTCTGTGGCGATGGATTTCAGCAAGGCCAGTAAAGGCAAAAAGTTTAGACAAGGTGGCGAAATGAAAAACTGTTACAAAGATGGTGGCATGGCCAAAAAAGGTGAAGGCGTTGCCCAGCGTGGTTTTGCTGGCGGCGGTATGGTTGCTGGTGTAGGCCAATCACAGGGCCAGACACTCAACCAGAACGTTAAAAAGAGCGTTCAGGGCGATAAAGTTGCAGTTCGTGGTGTTGGTGCAGCCCGTGCTCGCACAGCAATGATCTATTAAGATGACCACTTCTGGCGTATCCAACTTCGATCTGCAGTTTGATGACCTCATAGCTGAGGCGTATGAGCGCTGCGGTATTGAAGTGCGCGACGGTTACGACATGAAGACGGCGCTTCGCTCCGTCAACTTGGTCTTTGCAGAATGGGCCAACCGTGGTCTTAATCTGTGGACCATTGAGCAGCGCCAGCAGGTTTTGACCCCCGGGGTCTATGAGTATGACTTGCCCGCGGACACAATTGACGGCCTATCGGCCGTTATTCGTACCAATGCAGGCCAGTCTACCCAGCAGGACATCACAATTGACCGTATTGGCCGCGCAGAATGGCTGCATGTGCCTAATAAGCTGACTCAGTCTCGTCCTGCACAGTACTACATTCAGCGCACAGTACCGACTAAAGTCTTTTTGTACCCTTCTCCTGATGCGACGCAGACATGGACGTTTGTATACTATGCAATTCGTCGCATGGACAACGCAGGTGGATTTCAAAATACTGCGGACATTTCCTTCCGTTTCTTGCCCTGTTTGGTGGCGGCGGTAGCGTATTATCTGTCGGTCAAAAAAGCGCCTGACCGCATGATGATGCTCAAGCAAATGTACGAAGAAGAGTTTGCCCGTGCTGCAGCAGAAGACCGCGAGCGTTCAGGCTTCTTTGTGGTGCCTACCTATACGCAGAGGTAAGCCATGGCCTACGTATCAGGCAAATATGCAATTGCGCTGTGCGACAGGTGTGGTCAGCGGTACAAACTCAATCGGCTTACCAAGGAATGGACAGGCTTTAAGGTCTGTCCTGAGTGCTATGAGCCCAAGCATCCACAGTTGGAGCCAAAACGCACAATAAATGAGA